GACTGTCCTGAGAAAACCATGTTCTTTCTGAAGTGGGGGTGAACTTATGACAAAAGAGGTTGGGGCTGACGGATCAATTAGATATTATAATTCAGATGGCGATTTCCATAGAGAAGATGGCCCGGCTATTATACAAGCAAATGGCGGACAAGAATGGTGGCTAAATGGTAAACTCCATAGAGAAGATGGTCCGGCTGTTATTGATGCAGATGGCGGGCAAGAATGGTGGCTAAATAGCAAACGACATAGAACAGACGGTCCAGCTTTTATTGATACAGATGGCCAGACGGAATGGTTTCTAAATGGAAAACTCCATAGAGAAGATGGTCCGGCTGTTACACGACGCGATGGCATGAAAGAATGGTGGTTAAATGGCAATCGTTCCGTGTTCGAAAGTTATGTTAACAAAATATATCCAAATGATTGTCTTGAGAAAACAATGTTCTTGTTGAAGTGGGGTTGACGTTATGATGAAAGAGGTTGATGGATTTGGTTATATTAGATACCATAATTCAGACGGGCGACACCACCGAGAAGATGGTCCGGCTATTATTTGGCCAGATGGCTCAACATCTTGGTGGTTACACGGACATCTTCACAGAGAAGATGGTCCGGCTATTATTTGGCCAGATGGCACAGAAGAATGGTTTCTAAAAGGTACTAAGCATAAGTTTGAAGATTATGTTAACAAAATATATCCAAATGACTGTCCTGAGAAAACTATGTTCTTGTTGAAGTGGGGCTGATATTATGACAAAAGAGATTGGTGCAGACGGCTCGATTAGATACCATAATTCAGATGGTGCATTCCATAGAGAAGATGGCCCGGCTATTATATATCCAGGCGGCACAAAAGCATGGTATATAAATGACAACCCACACAGGGAAGATGGCCCTGCTGTTATCTATTCAACTGGAATTAAAGAGTGGTGGCTAAATGGAAAACGTCTTGGGTTCCAAGACTATGTTAACAAAATATATCCAAATGACTGCGATGAGAAAACAATGTTCTTTCTGAAGTGGAGTTGATGTTATGACGAAAACGGTTGATGGCGATGGCACAATTAGATATCGTAATTCGAATAGAAACCTTCATAGAGAAGATGGCCCGGCTGTTATCTGGTCAGGTGGGGCAACATTATGGTTTCTAAATGGCAAACGCCACAGAGAAGATGGCCCGGCTGTTATTTGGGAAGATGGTTCAAAATTTTGGTATCTAAATGGCAGAAAACATAGAGAAGATGGGCCGGCTGTTATTTGGGCAGATGGCCACAAGGAATGGTGTTTACATGGCGGTCATTACACCTTTGAAAATTATGTTAACAAGATATACCCAAATGACTGCGATGAGAAAACAATATTCTTGTTGAAGTGGGGGTGATATTATGACGAAAGAGGTTGGTGCTAATGGTATAATTGTATATCGTAATTCAGATGGGCAATACCACAGAACCAATAGGCCGGCTGTTATTTGGACAGATGGCACAGAAGAATGGTGGCAAAACGGCAAACTCCACAGAGAAGATGGTCCGGCTGTTATCTGGTCAGGTGGTGAAAAGAATTGGTATAATGATGGCAAACTTCACAGAACAGATGGCCCTGCTATTACCAACCCGGATGGCACAGAAGAATGGTGGTTAAATGGCAATCGTTCCGTGTTCGAAATTTATGTTAACGAGATATATCCAAATGACTGTCCTGAGAAAACCATGCTCATAATGAAATGGGGTTGAGGGCTATGGACTTAGTAATCAGATAGAGCTTTAAAAATGCCATTAGATGTGTTATTATTTACATAATATATATGAAAGATTAGTACCATGGACGTAGCAAGCCAGCATTTTAGACGAAAAGATATGTACACCGGGATCTTAACCGACCATGGTAATGAATTTCATTACACTAATGGATATAGACATCGGATACATGGGCCTGCAATGAGTTATTCTACAGGAAGACTAGAATGGTGGCACATGGGCCTTCGACATCGCGATGATGGCCCGGCTATTGTTACATTAGTCGGCCGTAAGGAATGGTGGCAGAACGGTGGTCGGCACAGGGTTACTGGACCGGCTATTATAGTCCCCGGGGTTGAGGATGCCTATTATCTTTTTGATACCCGCGTAAACAAAGACGATACACTACTAAACATATACCGTCAACGAGCCTTGAATGAAATTACAGAAGAAGAATTCGTCTTTTTATTGCTTAAACATAGCTGACGACATGGAAAAAGGAGTAACGGATTTCTCCGTTACTCCTTTGGTCTCAATTAGATCGATTGTGCTGCTGATACATTTCCACTTTCAATCTCACCTGTATTCTTAAGTCTAATTGGAAGACACATATTTCTATTATTGCGTAGTATGTGATAAATAATTACATAATGAAATCAGAAATTTTATCTTTGTTATCAAAGAACGATAACCGAAAACAAACTACTAATATTGTCAAAAACAATCTAGAATGGATGATGTACCTAAATCAGACATATCCGAGTATTGCTCTCCTAGGTGAGAAACTAAAATTTCTAGAAAACGGAATAGAAGTAGTCCCAACATGCCTAAATTGTTCTGAGCTTGTAAAAACATGGCATAGAAAAACCTGTTCACAAAAATGCAATCATGCGCACCAAAAGAAAACAGGAAAAACAAAGACCCGCTTGGAAACAGCAAAGAATACAATGTTAAAAAAGTATGGGGTTGAAAATCCTGCGCAATCTGCAGAAATTCAATCAAAGAGATTATCAACTATGATAAAAAAATATGGCAGGAAAACTTCGCCGTTGACAAGGCAACGAGCTAGCGAACGATCCGCCGAATTACAAAAAAAAGGTCGACAGACTTTATACAAAAATCACAGAGTGGAAAATCCCGGGCAAATGCCGGATCATTATGAAAAATCAAAGAATTCTTTGATAACGAGATATGGTGTTGACCATTACTCAAAGACAGAAGAATATCAAAAAAAGAAACTAAGACAACGATTACAAAATTATAACATTTTGTGTGATGACATTGAAGTTATAGAGTTTTTAGATCCAGCATTATCTAAAATTTCTAAATTTAACAATCCAAATCGATTAGTTTCTTTTCGTTGCAATAATTGCGAGGAAGAATATCAAATAGCTAGTGAGACCTTCAAATACAGAATTAGAAATTTTACAACGCCTTGCACAAAATGTAGTAACATTTCAATTGGTTCTGCAGAACAAAATCAAATTTTTCAATTCTTGTTAAGTATAACCAATGAACAAATAATTCAAAACGACAGGACCATTCTTTCTCCGAAAGAAATTGACATCTTCATTCCTTCTTTGAACCTAGGAATAGAATACTGTGGATTATTTTGGCATAATGACACACGAATTGATAAGCAATATCATGCTAGTAAACGATTAGGTTGTAAAAAACAAGGTATCAAACTTATTACAATTTTTCAGGATGAATGGCTAAACAAAAAAGAAATCGTAATGAGTAGATTACGACACCTACTAGGATGCACAGAGACCAAAATCTATGCAAGAAAATGCAAGATTCAAGAAATTGATTCTAGCATTTCTGGTCGTTTCCTTAAGGAAAATCATATACAGAATAACGGAAGAAGTAATATTAGATACGGAGCATATTACAACAACGAATTAGTTTCGGTTATGACCTTTTCAAAACCCAATATTGCAAAAGGAAATCCAGATGTGGAATACGAATTAAATAGATTTGCTAGCAAATTAGATACTGTTGTAATCGGAATATCTAGTAAATTCTTTTCTAGATTTGTTAAAGATTATTCTCCGTTATCAGTTATTTCATATGCTGATTTGCGATGGAGTTCTGAAATAGACACAGTTTATCCAGTTTTAAGATTCAAATTCGAAACTGTTACAAGATTAAATTATTGGTATTTTAAAGGCATAGACAGGAAACATCGTTATACATTGCGAAAAAACAAAGACGACGATCAATCATTGACTGAAAGAGAGAATCGTTCTAAACAGGGATGGCTATGTATTTGGGATTGCGGAAGTGCAAAATACACATGGAAAAAGGAGTAACGGATTTCTCTGTTACTCCTTTTGTCTCAATTAGATCGATTGTGCTGCTGATACATTTCCACTTTCAATCTCACCTGTATTCTTAAGTCTAATTGGAAGACATGCATAAATACTTTGTATTGGTTAAAGAAGGATATCTAACTATGATTATTTGCAAAATCTGTAATAGGCAATTTAAAAGCATGATAACCGGGAAGCATTTAAGTTCTCATGATGTTACAACTGCTGACTATAAAAAGAAATATGGCGAGGTTGTAACCGAGGCGTATCGAGAAAAGAAAAGGGCGCAGTCGTCTGGAATGAATAACCCTATGTACGGTAAAACACATACTACCGAAGCAAAAGAAACCATTTCTAGAAAAAATAAAGGATTGTCTCCTCATAATCTAGGGAAGTCAATGTCTGCAGAGCAGAAAAGAAAACTATCTGAAAAAGCAATTAATAGAAACAGATTATGGAATGAAACCGGAACTCATCCAATTGTCGGCCAGACGAGATCAGATGAAACGAAAAATAGGATCAAAAAAGCAAGAGCAAAACAAACGATTACTAAAGAATCTGTTATGAAGGCAATTGCTACTAAGATAGCCAATGGATATGACTTTGCTCCATTTAGAGGACGAAAACATTCTGCAGAATCAAAACAAAAAATTTCAGATTCTTCTGCAGAACACAGGAGAATTTCTAATATCAAAAGCACTAGCAAGATGATAGAGTTTGCTGTTAGTGAAGGATTTGAAATAATTGATATCATAGATAACCAAAATTGGACTGTTAAATGCCCAAGTTGTTCAGCTGAATATACTATTACAAGACAGTATTTCCATCCTTCAAAATACCGCGGCAAACGATGTCTCACTTGTGATAACAATTATTCCTATATCTCAAAAAACGAAAATGAGTTATATAATTTTGTCAAGTCATTAATTCCAAACGAGACTGTAATACAATGCGATCGTTCTCAGATTCGAAAAGAATTGGATATTTACATTCCTGGAAGAAAATTGGCTATTGAGTATTGTGGATTGTATTGGCACAGTGATAATTTTAAAGCAAAGAAATATCACTTAGATAAACTTAACCAATGTGAAAAGCTTGGTATTAAATTGATTACTATATTCGAAGACGAATATTATAATAGTTTAGAAATCATCAAATCCGTTCTGAGATATAACCTAGGATGTATCACAAACAAATTCTATGCTAGAAAATGCACAATACAAGAAATCAGTTCTAAATCTGCTAATATTTTCCTTAAGGAAAATCATTTGCAAGGCAGTGGTCTGAGTAATGTTAGGCACGGATTATTTTCGAACAATGAGTTGATTTCTGTTATGACCTTCTCAAAATCTAACATATCTAGAAGATTATATGAATGGGAAATTAATCGATTTTGTTCCAAAAAAGACATTGTTGTAGTAGGTGGCGCTAATCGACTATTTAAGAAATTCATAATTGACGTAGATCCTGATACAGTAATTTCATATGCCAACAAAAGATGGTCAACTGGATCTGTGTATGAGACGCTGGGATTTAGAAAAGACAATGACACCCCTGTAAGTTATTGGTATTGGAAACCGAATGATCTTACTAGGTACCATCGTTATACATTGCGAAAAAACAAAGCCGATGATCAGTTGTTAACAGAAAGAGAAAATCGAGCTAAACAGGGATGGTTGTGTATATGGGATTGCGGCAATGCCAAATATATATGGAAAAAGGAGTAACGGATTTCTCCGTTACTCCTTTTGTCTCAATTAGATCGATTGTGCTGCTGATACATTTCCACTTTCAATCTCACCTGTATTCTTAAGTCTAATTGGAATGAATATAAATTCCGCTGCCTTAACTGGCTCGATTGCTATGTCCACGTACATTTCATTACGATCAATTCTGGTCGGCGTGTTATTACTTGAGTCGCACACTACTAGGTAATCGTAAACTCCACGCTTCGCAACAATGTCATTTAACAATTGTTCAACTTGGTTCTTAAGTTCATCGCGTGTAGACTTGTCATTTGGTTCATGAACATATGTGATCGCAATGTCTTGAATCTGCTTCCTTAGGTATGCAACCAAACGTGCTACATTGATCCTATCTAGCGAACTAGTTGTAGTTGACTTAGTCTTGTTACCATAGTTAAGTAGCGAGAAGCCAGGTAAAAACGTCAATGGATTGATATTGTTGCTGTAAAGTGTGTCACGTAAACTCTCACGTATATTATCAGTTACATATTCACCTGTGGTAGAATTGATATAACCAATACTTGTTAAGTTATCAATAACACCACGACGTGTTCCTGCAGGAGCAAACCATTCAAAACTCTGTTCGTCACTTCGTGTAATTACGCGAAGCATTGCATGGGACGGTGGAACAACAATCTGGTTACCACTTAAATCTGTAGTTAGACCCGACGGATAAAACACACCCATGTAATTATCTGAAGTGACCAATCCGTCGTCTCCGTTGTCTGCTGCTCCGTTGGCATTAGTTGCCCAATTCTGAACTGCGGTACTCGTTGCAGCTAATCGCATTGGAGAATCACCAATCACAAACGCTGTATTTCTACGATCGTTATTTAAGCTAACCATGTTTGATATCAATTCTGGATACCCTGGTGTAGCAATGATATTGAATTCACGTGATTCTTGCCTTAGGCTATCACTTGTATCCATTGCTGATTTCATCGCCTCGACTACTACTTGACGAACTGCTTTTCTTCCCATATATGGAGATCCATCGCTCTTGGTGCCATTAATAGTAACCCAAGAATCCTTCTCAGTTGGTAGAGTTGGATATACTGATGTGTCCGAGAAATTAGTACGACTAAAGTAATCGGTTCTAAACTCTTTAACATTGTATGAACTTCTGCGTGTATTAAACAATAGCATACCACGTGGATAAATGGTTGGATCTGGACGGTCAATGTCAACAACATCACTTACTAACAGAGAAGCTATTGTTGGAATCGTTCCAGTAACAACATCAGTAGTAGTGTCTCCCATAAACCGGGCGTCACCAAAAAGAATGCCATCTTCAGTGGTTTGATCAGTGTTGTCTAGAAGTACCCACTGCGTCTCTCCACTAACTGTTTCATACCTATAAATCTTTGGGTAATTCTCTAAGTCACTTGTGTCGATCCAAAGATCACCTACAACTAATGCAGTATCATCGCTCTGTGTAGTTGGTTCAGTTGCGCTTAATAGCACACCTTCTGGGTCAGTTGCACTTAGATCAAATCCGCGCGCATCATTTGTAACTCCCCGATAACCTTTCCAAATTGTTCCGTTGTGTATCATTACGTCAACTTCAAATCCGCCATGGTACCATCTTGTTTCAGTTGCTGGATTTGCACTTGGCTGTGTAGCTGATGCAGTATAAGTTGGAGCAATCCAGTTACTTAGGATCAAATCGCTACTGTTTCCAGCTCTTACTTGGCCAGTTGTAATACTTGCAAGAATACCTGCATCTACTAATGGTGTACCGCTAGTATCCTTTAGGACAATAACTCCGCCTAATGAATGAGTAATTACCAAGAATCCGCCTGAATTAACACTTGCTGAAATTCCTGTTACATCTGCACCATTAATATCCGATGCTAAATCAGCAAGAGTAGTTCCGCTAGTGGTAACGGTTACAACCGTAGTCAACACTAAGCTATTTGCTTGTGATGCTTGAATAGTAAAGGTGTCAGAAGCTGTAATAGGTGCCGAGGTGTTCTTCCTGCCGGTAACGTTTAACGCGCCACTAGCATATCGTTTGAATAGCTTATAGGTCGCTGTATCGTTTTCTGTAGCATCAAATTGAACATAGTACGAACCTGCAGCAATGTTTAATCCACCGAGTGTATCTAAATTCTTATTAGCAGTTCTATCATTTTCATACAAAGGTACTGTAACAGATTCAAAAGCTTCAGTTGATGAGCTGTAAACACTTACGTCCATATTTGCGCCTAAGTTGCTTGCGGTTGTTTTGATCCAGACACTTCCTGATGGACGAGCCTGTGTATCAGTTGTCTTCCATTCTGGAACTGTATAATGTGGACTCTGTTGTAACTCTGGTGCTGCATACATTGCGGCTGTTAGGCCTGCATCAGTTAAAATTGTACCTGCGTCATTAGCTAGTACTAGACGAGCATCTACGGTAGATCCGTCACTAGTTGCTAGACTTGTTGCATATAACTCAACCTTGTTGCTAACGACTGCGGCTGTTACACCCGTAATACTTGCAGTGTTGATTGCAGAAACTAATGCAGTAATTGTAGTACCAGAAAGCGTAACAACGGTTCCGTTAATTGCAATGGAATTTCCGTTTGTTAAAGTTGGACTTGATTCAGTTCCAACATGCACTGGCCACGAAACCTGCCATGGCGCACTACCTACTAGTACCCAAGCATTTGAGCGATTCTTGTAATAAAGAGGATTGCTAATATTAGTTGCAACCACTGCGTAATCGCTTATTGCACCAATTGATGTCTTAGGAATTCCGCTACTTAGATCATCAGTACTAGTAATTACAGTAGGTACATTGTTTGTTAATGTACCAGCTGTCTTGCTAAATTCAAAAATCCCCCACAATGAATCTGCACCCATGTCCCACCAAATCGTTGCATTAGTAGGGTTGCCAGCTGGTCGGCTGGTGCTTGACTGTAGTTCTGCTAAATCGACATTTGCTCTTGTGACATATGCTCGGTTACTAACACCGAGCAAACTGTATGCTGCCATTAATCCAAATTCATTGATTTCATACCCATGAATTGGAGTGCCTGTGCTAGTTTGATAAAATGCAGGATTACCAAAAGTTTCAGTTAGTTCACGCTGGCTGCCTATTAGATAAGTGATGCCCGCGTTAGCAGCCGTTGAACCTGCTGCTGTTCCTACTCCAGAACCTTTTGTCTTGTCTTGTGCTGTTGCTATAATAATTGCTGGTACTGTTCCTTGTGTGGCCGGAACGTATTGACTTTCGTCTGTAACAGTAACTTCTACTCCTGGTGATGACAGGGCCATTTGTTAATTCTCCTCATGATTCAATGTTCGTTATTACTATTTATCGAATTCATATTTTTTAGGAGTCGTTAGGTCACCTTTTAAAGGTCCAAGAATAAATACATGTATGAGGCCAATGTGTAAACAATGTAATATACGAGTTAAGTCAATTAATTATGTAAAAGATGAGAAAACCTATTATAGATCCTGTTGCGATACATGTATGCGACAGAAGAAGATTGCAAAGTCCATTCAACAAACAAGATGGCAGCGGGCCGGGTATAAGAAGAAACCGCGATGCGAACACTGCGGTTTTTTCCCTGCGTATCATGATCAACTTATAGTATTTCATGTTGACCAGAATCTATCAAATGTGAAGGCTCAGAACCTAAGAACAATTTGCTTAAATTGTAATCACGAACTTAACCTAACCGGATGGACTCGGGGCGATCTTCTAGAAGATTAACGATTGCGCTCATGCATGATTATAAGGTCTATTGTATTGTGCAATTCTTCTAAAGTACCATTGTTGTCAACAATATAATCAAATTTTGTATTTGCCCAGGCCCACTCAGTTATGTGTATGCCTTTATCTTCTAAAATCTTTTTGTGTTTCTCAGCATGTACAAACCCTAGGTCAGTAGCAGCTAGTGCATCCTTCCACCATTCTGGATCCTCTCCTCGTTTGACCTTAATCAATATCCCATTTTTCTGTTGTATCATATTGACCTCATTAGAAAAACGACAATCGGTAATCACAACATTTGTTTCTTTTTTCAATTCAGAAAGTCGTTTTTCGACACACGATATCCATATGCCTTCTGAGAAATTATCTCGTAATACCTCAGTTCCTAATAATTGTAATGTCATTCTAGGCGTGAGATCTTGTATATTAAGTTTCTTGGACCAGAATTCATCAACTTGTTCACGCCAGATTCTGCTCTCATCAGTGTCGCCCTCTAGTAATTCTCGTGGCCAACCCATTAACACACTAGTCATGTCCTTTAATGTTTTAGCAAAACTATCATGAATGAATTTATGTTCTTCTACTAAATAATCGCCAACAGTGTTTTTCCCGCTTCCTATTAATCCATTAATTCCAACTAACATCTATTCTCCTTATACTATAAGTGTACAAGGACTGAAGATGTTAATCAATATTAACCAATAAGGAACGACAAAGGATCAGAAGAATCAATGTAATTCTTTAGTTCTTCGTCTAGCGTTACTAGTTCTTGTTGAGCTTCGGCTTTAAGAGTATCGCCGTTTAAGGTAGTGCCACCCTGTGGGCCTGCAATAGTAGCAAACTTCGACCTTGCTTCACCGACTGTATACTTAGCTAGTGCAAGCGAATAGTCTTGGATCCATGGCTGAGCATACCGATCAAGCAATAACGTTTGATCTGGTTTTTGATTATACACCCAAAGTGCAATGTCTTCTCCGTCGCCAGTAAACTTCCTTAAGATGGTTAATACCTTTGACACTGGATTGAATTCAAAGTTTAGAAAGCCGCCGAACAAACGTGCAGACAATTCTTGCTGTTGATGGAATAACTCGTATGATGCTTGTCCGCCTACGCGGCCTGACTGTAGCAGATACGTATTCATGTAAGCTGCTTCAAATGGTTCAAACTGACTAGCATTGTCAGCATTTCTTGTACCAATAGCTCGTCTAAAAGCCTGTCGAACTTCTTCAACTTCGTTTGGAAGAATATATTCTTGCTTGTCTTTTATAGCCTCAACAAAGATGTAACTTGATTCTACTGCGTTTGATGCTCGTTGTCGATACCGACGCAATGACTGGTTAATACACATATCAAAATGAGCTGGATCAAGTTCTAAGTCTACAATGTCTCCACCAAGCCTAAAATAGATATAGTCTTTGATATCATTCTTTAATGTCGTTACATCTGTTGCCATAATTATACTCCGTAATAATATTTATCACTACGGAGTATAATCTCTATGATGTTATCCAGGTTACACTACGTGGAGGATAATAATCTCATCGTTCATCCGGCCCTTAGCCCTAGACTCGACTGACGCAATGCCTTTAACAAACTTCTTCTTCTTGGTTGCGGTTCCTTTTGCAAACTCTGCAAGCTGATCCTTTGGATTGCGCAACGTCTTCTGGAAGCTAGTCTGTTCATCAAAGCCTAGGATCGTAGTGCTCTTTACCGTAAGCGTCTGTCCTTCTTCTGCGTTAAGGACAATAATCTTCCTGTACTTAGCAGCATACAAGTAAACAGTTGACGCGCCGATGATCAAAGCTGGTGCAACACTTGTTACATTGACCGTGTTGTCCTCTTTCTTGTACTTCATCTTCGACACCAGCTTGTCCGCAGTCTTCGGCTTCGCAATACGAACCTTCCGGGTTGCCTTCTTTACGTTAGCATATGCATCAAGATCAGCAAACAACGTAGCAAAGAAAGTGTTGTAGGCTGCTAGCGCCTTCTTATTCAAATGTGCATAAGCTTCTGCAATATCCGGGTCAACCTTCTTCTGTGAGGCCGCAGTATATTCAGCTGCAATCGGCGCAAAATATTCTCGGATGCGTTCGATCTGGATCTGTGGAACCGACTTATCCTTAAGCCATGCAAAGATCTTCGGCTGTTCGTCTGCCGGCTGTTCGTCAAGCATGCCATCAAGTTCAGCAATTAGTTCGCCCAACTGTTCTTTCATGCGTTCCTGCACCGAAGGCTTGTACGCCGGGGTCTTCCCGTCATCTTCGTTTACTGACTTCTTGCTGTCGAGGATTGCCTGTCCAGAAGCTGCTAGCTTCTCGAAGTTCTTCTTGTTGTGCAATACTGATTCTTCTGAATTGCCAATGTCGGAAACTTCGCGATAACAAAATGCAGCAACGCTGCTGTAATGCAATTCGAAGTACGGATTTGCAAGGATGGCGCGGGCCGTTGCCTTGTCGAAAGTTTCTTTTACATAATCTGTCGTAATAGCCAAGCAATCCTTCGACTCGACCTCAAGATGAAATCCAGCAAGGTATGATTCCGGAGGAAGACTTACGCTCACTGAGGCGGCGCCAGTCTTCATATTGTACTTTGCCGGGATCTTCGACTTCTTTGCAGTTTTTGAACGTGCCATGTGTTTCGTGTCCTTTGCGTTAATTGTTCATGTATTATATAGCCAATTAATATAAACACAAGACCTAATATTCAGCAGTTGGCCCATTCCTCAGGAGTCATGCACATATATTCATTTTCGGTGTAGCCCTCGCGGTCGATACCATTTCCGGCACCAACGAACTTGCCCTCAGAATTATATGCAGAATATCCATACATGTCAAAACCGTCTGCGTCGTAATTGGCATACATAGTTTCTTCGTCGTAGTCAATAAGCCGTGCGACTGTTGGCCGATATTCTCCGGATGCAGCATAAGAAAACAGTGCAGGATCCGTCTTGTTAGTTGAAGTCGGGGAATACTTGCCTTGCATGTCAATTCTCCTTCGTTGCTGTTTATTGCCTATGTCTGTATAGTATATTCTTTTAGGTTTGCGTCAAGTCTGTATTATGGTTATTTATTCTGCTTGACATATATAGTCATTACATATTATAATGTAGGTCAACTGGAGGATTTTGTTATGAACGCACCGGTAGAATATTTTAGTCCCGGCACCATTATTCCGGTAGTGTCAAACGACATGTTTGGCGCCGCATGGAACGACATGCACTTTAAACGCTACGGCGAAGGTGAAGTTCCTCGGATTGAGGCTTGGTTCAATAACAACGACATCGACTATACATATGGTAACGGAGAACGCGCGAGGACATATTCATCTAATCCGTATCCGTTCTTTGTTGAAGTTATTCGGTCTCGGCTGGACTTGATGTGCGGTACAGATTTGAATTGCTGTTTTGTAAATGGGTATGAAAACGAAAAAGATCATTTAGGGTGGCATGCAGATGACAGTCCGGAAATGTCCATGAACCATGACATTGCTGTTGTCTCATTTGGTGCCGAACGTGAACTTTGGGTACGGGAACAGGGTGCAAAAGGCGAGGTGCCGGCACAGGATCGGTTTAAGCTTGAACACGGGTCGGTATTGCTTATGAAGGCAGGCATGCAGAGGAATTGGTTTCATAGGATTCCGAAGCACGATCAGCCGTGCGGTCGGCGAATGAGTCTTACCTTTCGTCATATTATTTAAAATAGTGATTGACCTAATCTAGGATTATGTTATTATGTACAAGTAATAACAACACAGGGAAATACAGCACATGGCTTATATTACTGCTGAGGAAGTTAGGGCAATCCGAAATGAACTGAAAATTCAGTTTCCGAAGGTAAAATTTAGCGTTCGCAAAGGCACTAGCAATAGTTCCGTTGCAGTATCGATTTTGAAATCAGAGTTTGATTTCAGCGAGGCCCTCACAATAGCGCGCGTACCGGGGCACAGTAGTATCAATCATTACCATTTGCATCAATATAACAATGGTGTCCGGTCGTTTCTCGAAACAGTCATGACGGTCATTAAGCGGGCACCGGGCAAGGTTCCGGGTTGCCAGGAATGGTATGATCGCAGTGATGCAATGACTGACTATTTTGATACCGCATTTTATATTATCCTCGAGGTCGGCAAATACAATAAGCCGTATGTTCAGGTTAAGAAGTAAAGAAAGAAGATTATGGTACTGTTAACGCGGGAGCAATTTAGGACGCAGGTGTTCGATAGAGATAATAACACCTGCGTCTTCTGTTCGCTGCCTGCACAAGATGCGCACCACATTCTAGAACGACGATTGTGGTCGGACGGCGGATATCATTTGAATAACGGTGCAAGCGTATGCAGCGAACATCATCTAGAATGTGAAAAGACTAACATTACTGTAGAAGAAGTAAGAGAAGCGTGTGGTATCACTGTGCCTCTACTTCCAGAACAATTGTATAATGACGCAATATATGACAAATGGGGCAATATCATATTGCCCAATGGCACCCGAGTTCGTGGCGAGCTATTTAATGATGAGAGTGTTCAAAAAGTCCTCAAGCCTTATCTAGATCTGTTCATTTCTTATATCAAATATCCACGGACCTATCATCTTCCGTGGTCAACTATGCCCAAAGATGATCGGATGATTGATAGTTGTGGACAGTTCGAAGGACAAGAAGTTGTTGTTACTGAGAAATTAGATGGTGAAAACACTACTATGTACCACGATTATATTCATGCTAGAAGTTTAGATAGTAGACACCACGGAAGTCGAGATTGGATCAAGAATTACTGGTCTCAAGTAGCTTATAACATTCCAGAAAATTTCAGGATATGTGGTGAGAATTTAACCGCGTTGCATAGCATCTCTTACGAGGTTCCTACTTTTTGGTACGGATTTAGTGTTTGGGATAATATGACGTGTCTGTCATGGAACGATACTGTTGATTGGCTAGCATTGCTTGATATGGAGTCGGTGCCGGTATTATATCAAGGACCATGGGATGCTAATATTATTCAGAAATTGGATATTAATATTGCTACCTCCGAAGGTTATGTAGTTCGCAACGCAGGATCATTTGATTACAAAGACTTTAAGCATAACGTCGCGAAATGGGTACGTCCAAATCATGTACAAACAAAAAAGCATTGGGGTTACAATTGGTCTGAAAATAAACTAATTTAGGATTATTTAGTTGACCTAATCTAGAATTATGCTATTATGTACAAGTATAACAACACAGGGAAATACAGCACATGGCTTATTTTGCATTGCAGCACAAGGTTTCAGGAAACTTGGCTTCGTTCATGACTTCATCAAATGGTGATGCCGAGTTTAGCAACGAAACTGCTACTAGCTTAGAAGACTCAGCCTATGCTGATAATGTCTGGGCAGTTACTAACCGTGAGACTGCCGAAACTGCTGCTGCCAACAATGTCGCATGGTATAACGCTGCTTATAATACACCGGGAAATGATTATGTTGGCGAATGGGATGTGGTTGAACTAGAAATCAAAGTTTGAGGAGATATCATGATCGTATACGAAAATCAATGGTCTAATTTTGACGCCCATGCTTATATTCGGATTACCTTCATTGAAGCAGAATCATACTATGTTGTATTTAAATGGTCCGATGCTTCTACTGGAACCATCGCTGTACGTTGCAGTGAATTCATAGTAAACGACGAAAAGGCATTCGCGATAATTGATAGCTTCGAATCTGATCTAGAAGAAATTATTGCTATCTGATAACAATTGCATGTATAATATAGCATGTTTAGATTAATAAAAGAACGTAGCAAGAAAATAATTGCTAGCAGAAAACCAGACGAAGAAATAACATCTCAAGAGCAACTTTATCTAGAGAGATGGTACCTAATACCTAAAAACAGATATCTACAAATATATCTTCATAGATTTAGTCGACCTGATCAAGATATGGAATTGCATGACCATCCGTGGGCAAACGTTTCTTTATTGCTAGACGGATCGTATGTAGAAGAATTACCAATTAGCAGAACAAAACCATGGATAGATTCATATAAAATTCTGCGAAACGAAGGCGCCATGGTCATGCGGCGACCGTCGGCTTCGCATAGAATTGATTCTTTAGTAACCGAGACTGTTACTACATTGTTTATAACCGGACCAAAGGTTAGAGAATGGGGATTTTGGGAAGACAAAAATTGGACTCACTGGAGTGTTTTTTGTCGACGATCGGGTCGCGGCCTGTAAGAATAAGGTTAAAAAAAATGAACGAGACTAGAATTGTTTCCGAGGTTCCGGGCTATGTATCTCATGAGAAAAAAGTTTATCCAAATAGGATTCTGAATTTTTTCAGTTATACATCTCAATTTCGTTGGGTAAGACACCGAGAAGATGGACCGGCTGTTATCTATCCAGATGGCGGGCAAGAATGGTGGATAAATGGCAAGAAACACAGAGAAGATGGCCCGGCTGTTATCAGATCAGATGGCACAAAGTTTTGGTATCAGCACAATAAATTGCATCGAGAAGACGGACCTGCGATTGTATGGCTGCGGCCGGGCGCTGATTCTCATTCTTTAGCATGGTACTTAAATGGGAAACGCCATAGAGAAGATGGTCCGG